GAGACATATTATATATATATATATATATATATATATATATATAATATAATATAATTTATAATTTAAAACTAAAAAGTAAACAATTTATATAATATATGTTAACTCTTGCTTCGTGTTGGTATATTTTTAATTCAAAATTTAATATAGAAATATATAAAAAATGGATAAATAATATATTATTAAATGTATCTAATTTTCGTTTGGTTATTTTTACGAACGAAAAAAGTAAATGGATGATTGAACCATATCTAAAATCATCATTTAATCCAAATTCAAAAAATATAAAAATGGTTATAGTAGAAATTGAAGATTTTTATGGGTATCAATATAAAGATAGATGGATTAAAAATCATACAGTAAATTATGATTTAAATAATAAAGTTGATTGGGAAGTTAATATGTTATGGTCTGAAAAAATATTTTTTGTAAAAAAAATGGTAAATAATAATTATTTTTCTGATAATATTACTACAGAATGGGTTGGTTGGTGTGATATTGGTTATTTTCGTGGGGAAAAAAATAATATATCGTGTTCTAATATTAACAAATGGCCAAATAAAAATAAAATGTTGTTATTAGATAAAACCAAAATATATTATGCAAAAGTATGTAATGATAACACGTTCAAAAATCTTAAACATTTAGTTTTAAATAAAAATGTTATAGGTTTACCAGAAAATCCAATTCCCGCAAATCAATCTTCAATTGCAGGTGGATTTTTTTTAATTACATCAGAAAAAATAGATGAGTGGTATAAAATATATTATAGCAAATTAAACGATTATTTTGAAAATAATTATTTGGTAAAAGATGATCAAATGATAATTTTGGATTGTGCTATGAATAATCTTTCTTTATTTGAATTTATAAAAGAAACTAATTCAATGATGGATAAATGGTTTGCGTTCAGTCATTATTTATTGTAGAAGTATATTTAATTATTACATAATTTTTCTAATTCTTCATCAAATATTTTATTTGGTTTCCACCCCATACTTTCTAATTTACTCGTATCAATAAAATATCTAATATCATTATAAATTCTATCACTTACATATTCTATATGTTCTTTGTAATTTTCTGTATTTTTAATTAATTTAATTAATTTTTTTGTAATATCCATAATTGAATACTCATCACACGTTCCAATATTATATATTTCATTATTTTTCCCTTCATTCAATATTAGTTCAAATGCTCTTGATGTATCTTCAGAATGTAAAAATGATCTAACATAACTACCATCCCCATGAATTGTAACTTTTTTATTTTCACGCAATAATTTAATAAATTTTGGTATAAGTTTTTCATAATGTTGATTTGGTCCATACACATTGTTACCTCGTGTAATTATAATAGGCATATTATAACATCTTGCGTAAGAACCAACTATCATTTCGGCAGCTGCTTTTGTAGCAGAATAAGGATTATTTGGACATAAAATACTTTGCTCTTTTTTTGAACAATTATCATTATGTTGTGAATCACCATATACTTCATCTGTAGAAACATGAATGAATTTTTCTATTTTATTATATAAACGTACATTTTCAAGTAAAGTATGTGTTGATAATACATTATCTTCGGTATATTTTAAAGAATTTTTAAAAGATTCGTCAACCGCACTATGAGCAGCAAAATTTATAATATGTGTAATTTTATATTGAGTTAAAACAAATTGTAACAAATCACTATTTCCTATATTTCCTTTTATAAACACATATTTATCATCATTTTTTATTGTATCTATAATATTATTTACATTACTTGCGTAATATAAACAATCTATATTTATTAAAAAATTAAACTTATCATAATTTTTTTCAAAATAGTAATTGATAAAATTTGATGCAATAAAACCATAACCACCTGTAATTAAAATATTCATTATAATGTAATAAAAAAATTATATTTATATATAAAATAAAATTAATATATAAAAATAAAATTATTAATATAGTTAAAATGACAGAAATAATTTTTAAAAAAAAAGTTGATAATAGAGGTTCATTGATAGCAATTGATTCTGAGTTTGATTTACCTTTTAATATAAAAAGAATTTTCTATATTACAGACTTGGATAATTTAGAAAGAGGATTCCATGCACATAAAAAATGCGAACAAATTGTTATCCCAATAAAAGGTTCATTTGAATTATCTTTAGATAATGGAAAAACTATTAATAAATATCTATTGAATAATAATAATAAAGGAATCCATATTCCTTTATTCAATTGGATACAAATGTCAAACTTTTCTATGGACTGTATAATTATGGTAATATGTTCATATAAGTATGATGAATGTGAATATATTAGAGACTATAATGTTTTTTTAAAAGAAATAGAAAAGTATGATAGTATAATTGAAAATTTTTCATTAAATAAACAAACAAAAATGTTGAAAAGAAGATATTTAAGTAAATTAGAAAATATAATAGATGAAAATGCGTTTGTAATGAGTAAGGAAGTTAAAGATTTTGAAGATAAATTTGCAAAATTTAATGTTGTAAAGAATTGTATCGCAGTGAGCAATGGTTGTTCTGCATTAAAAATAGCTATAAAGAGTTTAAAATTAAAAAATCCAAAAATATTAGTACAGGCAAATACATATGTTGCTGTGCCATTAGTATGTGAAGAATTACAATACTCATATGAGATAATTGATATTGATAATAATTTGTTATTAGATATTGAAAAATTAGAACAATATTTGATAGAAAATCAAGATAAAACCATAGATTTTGTGATAGTAATAGTTCATTTATATGGTAATTCGCTTAATTGGGATAAATTATATAAATTAAGGGAAATGTATAATTTTAAAATAATAGAAGACGCAGCACAAGCACATGGGTCGACATATAAAGACAAATTTTTAGGAACTTATGGTGATTTGGGTTGTTTTTCCTTTTATCCAAGTAAAAATTTGGGTGCATTGGGTGAAGGAGGCGCAATAATAACAAATAACGATATATATGCAGATTTTTGTAGATATTATAGAAATTATGGTTCTATTGAAAAATATAAATGGAAAATTATAGGGGCTAATGAGAGAATAAATAATATTCAAGGAGGTATATTATCAATAAAGTTAGATTTTTTAAATGAATGGAATGATAATAGAAGAAAATTAGCGAATATATATATTGAAAATTTAAAAGAGAATAATGAGTTTAAAATTTTAAAACCTATAAACAATTGTAATTCAAATATACATTTATTTGTTGTTATTGTTAATAGAAGAGATGAACTTATGGAATATTTAAATAAAAAAAATATCAAATGTGCAATACATTATCCAATACCTTTTTATGAAAGCGAGGCATATAAAGAAAAAGAAGTAAACAATTGCCCGACTATGGATTTATACAAATATAAGTTATTATCTTTACCAATGTATCCAGAATTATCAAAAGAAAAAGTTATAAAAGTATGTGATGAAATTAATACATTTTATAAATTACTTACAATCTAATTCTAAAAACTTTTTAATACCTTCTTTATCATACCACATCATACTACAATCACCTAAACACATATTTGATTTTAATTCATAAATAAAAAAATTATCGTTTATTTTATTTTCATTATAAATTTTATTATCTTTATGTGTAATATTAAATATTAGTAATTTGATATTACATCCAAATTTATTAAATAATGTTTCATATAATTCGTTATATACTTTGTCATTTATATGTAAATTTGATAGATATAATGGTTGTATCATAACAAATATTATTTGTTTATCAGTGTTAATTAAATTGTTATTATTTACACGTTAAGATATATATATATAAATTTAATATGTATATAAATTATTATGTTATTCGTTTTCCTTAATTGCTATTTCTAGATCGTCTAAATTAAAAAAAACACTTTTTTCAGGTATTGAAACCATATTCAAAAAATTATTTTTTCCTTCTAATAAATTCATTAATTTTTCATCTTGTTTATTATACACAACTTTTGCATTTTTATTTTTTAAAATACGTTCAAAAATAAGACCAGAACCTGGTGGAACTAATTTAAAATAATTATTACTGTTTTTGTAAAAATTTGGTAATAAATGACATGGCGAATAATCCCAATTTAAAGTTATTGTTTTAATATGTTTTGTCCATAATAAATGTACCAAAGCACCACCAGTTTCTGTGATTATATGTGTTGCATTATTCATTAAATAAATTACTTCTTCCATAGAATATATTGTTTGATCAATATCAATATAATTATATTTTTTACAAAGGTTAACTAATTGCGGTCTATTTTCTAATAATCTTTTTGAATTTGATGCTATATTAGTATTTTTTCTTAAAAATAACAGTTTTTTTGGATATTCTTTTAAATTTCGATTTATTATGTTTTGTGATAATGATGTTTTTCCTATATAATTATAAAATTCAATACATTCATCAGATAATTTACATACATTGTCCATTTGGGAATATACACAAAATGTAATACCTGAATTTATAATTAATGTTTGGGGATCGGTATAAATAATATTATCTAAATTAAGAGTTTTTTTTAAAAAAAACCAATATTTATTATTACTTGTACCATAATGTTTAAAGTTTTTCATAGGATTATTCATAATTATTTTAATATTTGGATATATTTTTTTGAGATAAGAGTAATAATAGAAATATTGATAACCATATAATATATAATGACCGAAAGGCCACGTTGGATACGGATAATAGAAAATGATATCATTTAACTGTTTTATATTATTAATTTCATTAGGTGCAGATATGATATATCTTGATGATATAATATTACTCATATTTGCAAATTCATTTTCTTTCATTTGTTTACTTATATTTTGATATAATTCTATTTTATTTTTCCAACTCATTCCTTTATCAGATTCTATATTGCTTTTTTGATACATTGTGCCGTCATCGTGTGTAATAGAACTAATATATATATTTGAATTATTTTCACATCTAATATGATTATGATAAATATTACATTTTTTCTCTATTTTTTTTAAATTCATATTATCTTCAGTATTGTCCATTATTATGTTTATACTTAAAAAAATATGTTTAAATTTAAACATATTTTTTAAATTTAAATATATTTTTTAAATTTAAACATATTTTTTTAAGTATAAACATAATAATGGACAATAATGAAAATAATATGAATTCCAAGATTTTTTTAGGACCAATGTCCAAAAATATAGTAGACACTGTAATAGAATATTCTAATTCATTTTCATTACCTTTTACATTTATACCTTCAAGGAGACAGGTTGAATATAATGGTGGATATGTAAATAATTGGACTACAAAAGAATTTGTTAATTATGTAAAAAATAAAGGTAAATTTATTTCAGTGGAAAGAGATCATGGAGGTCCGGGACAGGGAACAAATATGGATGACGGCGTTACTTCTTTTAAAGAAGATTGCAAGTATATGGAAATTATCCATATCGATCCATGGAAAAAATATCAAGAATATGAAGCAGGTCTTGAAGAAACAATTAAAGATTTGGATATATGTTACAATGAAAATCCTAATTTGTTTTTTGAAATAGCGACAGAACAAGGTATTAGACATTTTGAAGTTGATGAATTAGAAAAATTTATATTAGACCTGCGTAAAAGACTGAATCCTGAAATATATAAAAGAATAAAATATTTCGTTGTTCAATGTGGTACTGGATTATTAGAAGCAACAAATATTGGAAATTATGATAAGGAAAGATTAAAAAATATGATTAAATTATGTAAAAAATATGGATTTACATCAAAAGAACATAATGGTGATTGGATTTCAAATGATTTAATGAGAGAAAAATTTGAATTGGGATTAGATTGTATAAATGTTGCTCCAGAATTAGGACAAATAGAAACAAGAGCAATATTAAAAGAAATTAATAAAATAGATAATGTTAAAAAAAGAAATGAATTATTTGAATTTTTTTTCCAAATTTGTTTAAATTCAAAAAAATGGGTTAAATGGGTTGATAAAGAGTTTAATCCAGTGGAAAACAAAGAAAAATTAATAAACATTTGCGGACATTATGTATTTTCATATCCAGAATTTCAAAAAATAAAAGATCAATTACCAAATTCAAATAAACAAATAAGAAAAGATTTATTAAAAAAAATAAGTGAATATCATTCACTATATGATTCATACTATAAGGTATTAATAACAACAAGTGGTATTGGTCGTAGATTAGGCGACCTAACAAAATATACAAATAAATCATTAATAAAGGTTGGAGATAAATTAGCTATATGCCATATAATTGAAAAATACAATAAATATGTTGAATTTGTAATAACATTAGGATATTATGGAAAATTTGTAAAAGATTTTTTAGAATTAGCCTATCCAGAGCATAGATTTACCTTTGTGTGGGTTGATAATTATCAAGGACAAAATAGTTCATTAGCATATTCATTGTTACAAGCAAAGGACCATCTACAATGTCCTTTTATATTTAATTGTTGCGATTCACTTACAAAAGATAACTTGATCATACCAAACGAAAATACATTATTTGTTAATAATATTAAAAGCGGAACATTATATTCTACAGTAAATACAGTAGATGATAATATAAGTAAATTAAATAATAAAGGTGAAATAAAATTTGATTTTATTTATACTGGAATCTCATTTATTAAAGATTATAGTGATTATTGGTCTATTCTTGAAGATAATAATAATAATAATAATAATATTGAATTAGGAGATGTTGAAACAATTCAAGAAATGTTAAAAAAAAAACATAAGTTTAAGTATGTTAATTTAAAAAACTGGTATGATTCAGGTAATTTAACGGAATTAAGTGAAAGAATAAAAAAAATATACAAATGCAATTACACTGTTTTAGATAAAAATAATGAAAGCATATGTTTTTTCAATAATAATGTTATTAAATTTTTTTATAATAAAGAAGTATGTCAAAGTAGAATAAAAAGGGGAAAACATTTATATCCATTAACTCCTAAGATATTAGACAGTAAAGATAATTTTATTAAAATGGAATTAGTTGAAGGAAAATTAATGAGTGAAATAAAAACACATGGAGAAATATATAAATTATTAAATTGGGCAAAACAAAATCTCTGGATACCAACTAATATCAATAATACAAACTTCAAAGAAATTTGTAGACAATTTTATGTTGATAAAACAATGAAAAGGATAAAAATGATGTTGGATATGACACATGATTTAACTGTTATTAATAATATGAATATAGGAACAATATATGAATTATTTGATAATATAGATTTTGATAGTTTATTTACAGATGATTATAGTCATTTTCATGGCGATTTTATACTTGATAATATTATTAAAACAAAAGAAAATTATAAACTCTTAGATTGGAGACAAGATTTTGGAGGAGAATTATACAATGGAGACAAATATTATGATATTGCAAAACTAAGACATAATATTATATTTAATCACGAAAATGTATCAAACAATTTATTTGATATAAATATAAAGAATAACAATGTTATGGTTGATTTAAAATGTAATTATACCTTAATAAATCAATTAGAAGATTTTGACAAATTTATATTAGAAAACAAATTAGATTTAAAGAAGATAAAAATATTAACAGCATTAATCTGGATAAATATGTCTCCTTTGCATGAATATCCATTAAATGAATTTTTATTTTATTTTGGAAAATATAATTTATTTTTAGAAACACAATAATATTTTTACATTATATTTAATGTATTTTCAATAAAATTTTCTAAAAAATGTCCCATATAAATAGTATTTAGTATATTAATTCTATTATTATTATTATATTTATTTAAAGTATTATACGACTCATTAAGTAATTTTATATTAATATTCGCATCTCTATAGCTACAATCATAACTATGATAATATATATCATTTATTTTACATGACTCATTTAAAATTTTTTTTTCTTTTAAAAATGGAAAAAATAATTTTTCTAGTTCTATTTTTTGTAAATGTTTATAATTTTTTGATATTCTACAACTTAATATACAATTATTATTATACAATTTTGAAACAGTGACCCTATCAAAAACTCCTATTGGTTGTTTATCTAAAAATGCCTGATAATTTTTTGTGATTTTTAATTTATTTTGAAATGAAATATCTAATAAAACATTTTTATTAATAATAGTTTCGTATGGTATATCAATATATGTATTATTATAAAAAATTTTTGTAATATTGCAATACATAGGAATTATAACTTTGTCACAAATAAATTTACTGTTATTGTTACAATATAAAATTATATTATTTTTAGTATAATTAATTTTTGTTATTTCTGTATTTTTTATAACTGTAATATTTTCAAAACTTTTTACAAAAAATAAAATTTTATTAAAAAAATCACTCCATCCATACTTAGCAATAATAGGAGTTCCATATTTGTCATTACTTCTGTAATTTTCTGTTTCAAATACAAAATCTGTTTTATCAATATAATTTAATTCTAAATTAATATTTTTAAAATAATTAATTATTTTATCCCCAACTATATCATTTCTAGGAACAATTAAATGACCTACTAAATCAGTATCCTTATATTTATCTGAATCTATTCTCCAAGCACCACCCAAATAATTATCTTTTTCAATTATTAAAATTTTTTTTTCATAGTTAATAGTTGTTGAAGCTAATAAACAGGATATTGAAGAACCTATAAAAATATAATCATAATGATTCATATTTATATAATTATTAATTATGACTTATTTTAAAATCAAAATATTATTATTTAATTTATATAATTGTTCTTCTATTTCTTGTTGATAATTTGCAGCTTTAACAATTATGGCAACATTATTTTTATTTTTAATAATTAGAGGATTTTTTATAATAAAATTTGTACCATATACTTTTTTATTTTCTTTTTTGGGATCATTATCCAAAATATATAAAATCTTATTTATTTTTAAGCCAAACATTATCAAAAAAATAGAAAAACCTGTTCCACCAAATAAATATAAATCACCTTCAAAATTTTCAATTTGTTTATTTAGTTTATCAATTAATTCAATATGATAATTACGAAAATCTAAGGCCAATTGTTTATTTTGTTTATATAAATTAGGAAATGTTTTTAATTCGAGATTTTTATTTTCTATTTTTTTTGTAATATAAATAATACTATGATCAATATAAAATTTCTTTTCTATTATTTTAAAATTATTATTATGTAATATAATATCTATATACTCTTCAATAATAAAAAAATTATGTTCAAAATCTAAAGCATTTGTGTATTTTTTTGAAAATATTTCTTTTAAATTTGGAACAATAAAACAATGATAACAATCTGTTTTGATATTATTTCCAATACTTTCAATAAATTCACGTGGGTTCCAAATGTGTTCTAATACATGACTATGTATATAGAAATCATATTTTTCGTTAATAATAGTATCTTTTGTAAAATATTTATCTATTATATGAATCTTACTATGATCAATATACTTGGATGTTATATTCTTTTCATAAACTGTATAATTTTTTATTTTATTATTTGTAATGATTTTGGATGCTAATAATAATGCACCACCTCCTATTTCCAAAATATTTATTTCAGAATTTATATATTTTTTTAAAATATCTGAAAATGTATCAAATAAATTATTCCATACTGTTCCATAACTTGAATTATGAGGCGTAATATATATATCGTCCAATGAAGGTGCATTTTTAATTTGAATAATACCTGTTTTTTTACAAATTTCAAAAATCATATCTAAATTTTTATTGTGATTTAAATCTAGTGATACACAACTTAATGATACTGGAAAATTTTTTAATTTATATAAATATTCCATAGTATCTTCATTAGTTAATAAATTATTAATTCTGGTATTTAGTTTTTCATAATATACATCATATCTATAATTAATTTTTTCTTCGCCTCTTTTTACAGAATTTTCAAATTTTATTAAATTAAATTGTGATGATATATTTTGTAAATTCTGTTTTGATATGTAAAAATGTGTTAATCCTGTTTTTATGTATTTTTCATTGTATTTAATTTCTCCTATTTGTTTAATTCTAAAATTTTTATATTCTTCTTTCAAATCATTATCTAAGATATCACCAATAAATAAACGACCACCAATATTTAGTTTATCATAACATAAATTTATAAATTTTTTCATGTATTCTATATCTGGAAAATACTGACTTGTACTATAACATATAATTATATCGAAATTATTATCAGGAAAATTTTTTAAAGATAACGCGTCTCCTAATATAAAGTTGCCTTTTATAACTTTTTGAATTATTTCCAAATATCTTTTTGATGGGTCTATACCATAAATATTATTTCCTTCCATATATTTTAAAATACATCCAGCACCACAACCTATTTCCATTATATTATATTTTTTATTTACATCATAATTTAAATTTTTTTTTATATTATCAATAGTTGTTTCCCATTTTTCAAGTGTATATTTTGCATATTCAGAAGAAGAATGACCATTTGCTTCTAACAAACTTTCAATAGAATAATCATTTTCAAATTTTTTATCATACCAAGGTAATTCTTCAAAAATAGAACTCCATGTTTCTTCTTTCATCTGTTTTATTTCATTACCACATTCATACATTGGTTTATCAGATTTACTATGTAAAACATTTTTTATATAATTTAAAGCAAAATTTTTACGATAAAGTTGTTCTTTAATTCTAATCTCTTCATCAAAATTTTCATTATTTTTATATGTTAAAAAAACCATAGCCTTTCTATCAAAAGGACTATTATTTGATGATGAACTATGTGGTATAAGATGATTAAAAAATACGGCATCACCTGCTTTTAAATTTAAATTAATAATTTTGTGCGTTTCATATATTCTATCTAGTTCGTTTGGTGTAATAGCTCTTTTATGATTTAAATGTATATTTGTTGTATCATAATGTTCTAATATTGAATCCTGATATGGTATAAATTTCATTCCTCCATTTTCTATACTTTGATCTTCCAAAGCAACATATATTTGCATAAAACTATTTTTTATTTCATCTAATGTATAAACATTATTAGTTGGGTGAAAGGTTTTTATATTAAAAACTTCTTGGTGCCATTCTACATCTGGACCGACCCATTTATGTTTATTGTGTACATAAAGACTATTATAAAAATATTCTTTTTTATAAATTTGTTCACAAAAAAATTTAATATATTTATTTTCTGTAATAATATTAGCTAATGGATGGTTAATAGCATTTCCATAACCAAATTGAATATTGGTATGTGGTATTTTCATATCTGTTTTGATATCATTTAATTGTGAAATAATATTATTACAAGTATTTACATCTAATAAATTTCGTTTGATATAAAAACCATGATTTTTATATTCTTGTATTTCAGACATTATAATTTTAATATTAAAATTATATTTAAATTATAATATTAATATTTAATTTTTTATAAAATATGCAGTTGGTGAACCAGAATAATAATCAGTCTTTAATGTTATTTCAGGATGTTCCTTCAACCATTCATCAACTGCATCAGATTCTCCCCATTCATCACACCCATATTCATCAAAAATAACAACTCCCCCTTTTGTAACCCTATCATATAAAAGGTTTAAAGAATCTAATGTTGGTTTATACATATCCATATCAAATAATAAAAAACTAATCCTGAATCCTTTGTTTTTTTCTAAAAATATTGGCAAGGTTTTTAAAACATCTCCATCAATTAATTTAAAAGGTTTGCCTCCTTCATTACTATTATAATAAGAAAATCCAATATCATCATATATTTTACTTAAAATATCTTTAGAAATACCTTTTTTTGGGTCAACACCTCTATCTTTATAAAAATTTTCCATTTCTACAGAATCATAATTTAATTGTTCAGATAAATTAACTTTATCAAAAAAATCAAATCCGATAACCATTTTTTCACTTCCCGGTGTATAAATTTCTCGTAATTTTAATAATTGACAAAATCCAACACCTTTAAATACACCTAATTCAACAATATTTCCTGGAACATTTACTACTTTTTGAAATAAATTATGTTTTACTAAAAATTTTTTAAGTCTAAATATATCAGAACTTAAAAAATAATTGTTAAAAATATTCCAATTTTGCGATTCTATATTTTGTTCCATTATATTTTTTATGTAAAAATGTATTTAAATTATTTTTTTAATAATTATGAAATTGAATTATTTTTTCAAAAATTTCACTTTTTATAAATTCAGGATATAATACAATGGACAACCATTCTTCTTTATCAAATGGTAATATTCGTGTTCTGAATAATACATTTTTTTCTGTCAAATATTCCTTCATTTTATTCAAATTATTGGGTTTTAAATAAACAGTATTGATATGATTTAAAATATATGGAATACTATATTTTTCACATAAATTTCCCATATCTAGTTTTTCAGATTTTATTAATGATATGTAGTCTTCAACCTCTTTATAATTATTTAATAAATAACTACCAAATTTAGAAGATATAGATGATATTTCATATGTAGGTACAAATATATTTATAATATCCATTATTTCATCATTTCCTAATAAATATCCTATTCTCAAACCAGCACATCCTAGTGCTTTTGAAAAAGTTCGTGAAACAATCAAATTTTTATATTTTTTTAAAAGACAAACACTACTCTGACATGGTTCAGCATATTCTATATATGCTTCATCTATTAAAACTGGTATATCTTTTTCACTCGCTTTTTTTATTATTTCTTCAATATATTGTAATTCAATAATATCACCCACTGGACTATTAGGATTTGCCAATACAATACAACAAGTATTATCATTAATACTATCAATTATATCTTTATAATCTATTGTTTTTTTTCCATTATATTCTATTTCTTTTAAAACAGAATTTTCCAATTGAGCATAAATTTTATGCATAGGATAAGATGGATTTGTTATTATTACTTCCATATTTTTTACAGCAAATGCTTGATAAAATATACGTATATTTTCAGATGAACCATTATTCAAAAAAATATTATTATTTTGTAAATCAAAACGTTTTGCTAACTGGTCTTTCAACTCATGCACATTTGGATAAAACCTTATATCTTCTTGGTTTATACTATCTATAAAATTTTTAAAAAAAATCTCTCCAAAAGGATATAATCGTTCTGCTCTGTGTAATCTAAGTCTATTATCTACTTCTTGTTCATTACGAGATGGATGTATTCTTTCAATCTTATTTAAATATGGTTTCAAAAGATACCGATTCATTTATTAAATTATTTTTTATATTAAATTATTTTTTATATTTAAATATATTTATAATTAAATATATATGGAAAGACCAAAAACGATATTTTGTGATATTGATGGAACTTTATGGAATCACGTTGGTGGTGTTCCAGATCAAGCTACCGTAAAAGAACACATATTATTACCTAATACTAAAGATGCTATTGACAAATGGGATAGATTAGGTTATAAAATTATTTTAACTACTGGTAGAAAAGAAAGTTTACGACTAAAAACAGAAAAAGAATTATTGAGATTAGGTATAGTATACGATAAATTAATTATGGGATTAGGCGGCGGTGTAAGAATTATAATTAATGATAGAAAACCCAACGGGGATAAAAATACTTGTTATGCTGTAAATGTAGTAAGGAATAAAGGCATACCTTATTATGATTTTACATCAAAATTTATAACTATAAAAGATGAACAACCTAATTTTGTTGATAAACCTTGGGGAAGAGAAGAATTAATAGAATATAATGACCATTATGTTGTAAAAAAATTATTTATGAAATCAAATGAATGTTGTAGTATGCAATACCACGAATTAAAAAGAGAAACAATATATGTTTTAAGTGGAAAACTTAGATTATATATTGGTACAGATATGGAAAAATTGGAACAACGCGAAATGGTGGCAGGAGATAAAGTTACTATTACACCATATACAATACATAGAATGGAAGGAATAGAGGATTCCGAATATTTAGAATGTTCTACACCTGAATTATGGGATGTTATAAGGTTAGAAGATAAATATAAAAGAGAAAATACTACTGAAAATGATTATCAATAAATTTTTATTGTATTTATAATATAAATATAATTATATATATATTAATATGAATTCTATATCAAAATTTGCAAGAGTGGTTTAAATAAAATAAGAATACCAGGACATATTATTAATGACGAAGAAAAATGAATTATATAATTTTAGTATTAATATGATTAAATGTAATAAAAATGGTGATTTTAATGAAGAACAATTTCAACAAAGTTTAAAACACATTAATAATATTATCTCATTATAATAATTTATTAAATACTATATTATTAATTATTTTGTTTTATTCTAGCAGGATTACCATAAACAATAGAGTTATCAGGAACATCTTTTGTAACAACAGACCCAGCACCTATTATAACATTATTTCCTATTTTAATAGGTAATAATGTTGAATTAGAACCAATCCTAACATTATTTCCTACAGTTGTAGGTCTTAAAATAGGAGTTTCCATATCATCGTCATTCCAATCAAATAAATCATTTGTAAATACAACCGAATGACCTAAAAAACAATCATTACCAATACTAACTTTGGAACAAATAAAACAATGACTTGATATTCTAGTGTTTTTTCCTATTATAACATCTTTTTGAATTTCAGTAAACGGACCTACAAAAGTATTTTCTTTTAATATGCAACCATATAAATTTACCGGATTTATTATTTGTGTTGTTGGTGAAATTATACAATTATTCATTATTAATTAATATTTATTAATTAATATTTAAATATTTTATTTTATATTATATAATATAATGACTACATTTACAATATGCATACCGTGTGTAGATAAACACATAGAACAAATGGAAAAATTATTAGAATCATTAAAACATCATACCGTTAAACCAGATAAAGTAATAACTTCAATCAGTCCAAAATATTTAAATTTGGATTTATATAGAGAAAAAGAGAGATTAGAAAAAAAATTTCCATTTTTATTATGTTTAGTTCAAGATAAAGTAACAGGTATGGGAGATAATCTTAATTTTATATTCAAACATATTGAAACCGATTATGCTACAATATGGGGGGCAGATGATTTTTTCCATCCTCAATATTTAGAAATTATAAATTATATAATTATAAATCATAATCCAAATATTATAGCACATATATGGGATTATTATAGAAAAAATGAAATTTTAAGTAATCCAAAATTAAAATATAATATTGATGTTTTTGATAAAATAAATATTGATAATATAAAAACATATAGTGATTTTTATTTACACCCAGATTCACAAGGGCATGTTAACCGGTTTTATGAAAAGGATAAAGGATTTTTACCAGAAATACATTATGGTATGCAAACATTTAAAACACATATTCTTAAAGAAAATAAATATAAGGTAGGACCAGAATATGATTATAGAAGTGATTCATTATTCTTGGTAGATATGTATAAAAAATATGGTAATATTCAAGTAATATATGAAACTCTTATACAATATTTTCAATCTAATACATGTGCTTAATCATAATAAATTAAATAATATTATAAATTTATTAAAGAATTACTACTTATTTAAAAATACTTCACTCCATAACTTTCACCCATTCACTCGGAATCAAATCATCCATATTTTTATTACCTTGTGCTGGACCAAACCATTTATAGGGATCTGGATGTGTAACTATTTTATTTTTACTACTATTAAAATAAGCACCCCACCAACTAAATGTACTGTTTGCAATAATATTATGCTGACAGTGTGACATCAATAAAAGTTGTTCATAGTCTGGTATTTTTGTATCTACTGGCGTAAATGTCAATTCCGGTAATTCGCATTTAATATCTCTAATATTCTGTGTTACTATCTCTCTATCTTGCTGTTCATAAAAATAAATAATATTCCAATCATTTTTATTCGTATTTTTACAAATATATTTCAAGGCATTAATATAATAGGTAATAGACATGATCGGATGATGTTGTTGAAGGGGTTTATAGTCTCCAATTCTAAAATGAAGAGAGATTGAATTGGAAAAATCAGAAATATATTTATGTTTCACCAATTCTCTCTGTTCTTCTAATTTAATTATTCTAAAAATTTCGTCTTTTTTGTGGGAAAAATATTTATAGGATTGAAAATATCCATAAAAACGAAACATTCGATGAACATCATTAAATTTAATTATTTTATTAAAATGAAAATCAGATTCCTTATAAAGCGGTAAATTCATTGGCGGACCTTCTCTAATAAATGGTGTTAAATATTTCAAAAAAGTATCCCAATAAAACGGTCGGTCTGCTCGGTCGGGATGTCTTTTTTCAAAAAAAAAAGAAATATTATTAGTTAATGAATAACCTAATAAATTAAATACTTGAAATAATTGATTTCCAATACCTCCCATTATATGAGATGTAACCGACAGCATATTAATAATATAAAAATATATATTTATATTATTAAAATTATATTTATATTATTAAAATTATATTTATATTATTAAAATTATTTTACATATTTGTCCATTATTTTTTTAGGAATTAATTTTTCTATCATTGTTTCCAATTTTTTATAACATTTATTAATAGTTACTTCACTAATTTCACTAACTACATTTACATTTTTTTTACTAATATTTAAATGACACTGATGTGCAACAAAGAACACAATACCAGCAGCAATTGAATGTGGTGTGTTTTCTGGGATAAGATTATTTTCTTGAATACGGGTTGCTATAAACTTACATAACCTTGTTAATTCAGTATTTATATTTAATTTACTACAGTAACGATCAATAAATGATAATGGCGTTGTATCACATAATAAGGTTTTATCATTATTATCCATTTCATGTTCTATTTCATTTAATATTGAACTTGCATTTTTACATCCACGTGTAGCACTTGTATTATCAAGATGGAAAATAGTCGCAATCTCTTTTGCAGTTCTTGGGCAGTTATTATTTCTAGCAGCAATATAAATTGTTGCGGCAATAATTCCATCTCTATTATCACCTCTAAATGTTTTTACTGCTGAAATTTTCGCATGATACCGCATTGCATCATCAATAATCATTTTCGATATTCCCGCTTGGTTTGCTAAAACAATAATTCTTTGAAATTCTTCGTATCTTGCCTTTTCTTCATATGGCATACCTTGCCATTCTGTATAACGTCTTAATTTTCTCGCTTCATAAGTTGAATTTGGAGGACATAATACCTTACAACCATATGAAGATTCTTTTAATAATGGATTAATTGGCATACCGCACCGGGTTGGATCTCCCGATTGATTATCATCAGCACCATAAAATCTCCACTCTGCCCCCTGATCAATTGCATCTGTATAAATTATTCCACATTTATCATTTGTACAACACAAAAACCCTTCATCTGAAAATGCTAAAGATGATTGACAACAATCACATAATTCACGTTCGCCCTGTTTTCTAAATACACAATCTATTTTTGGTTTATTCTCATTGTTGTCGAAACAATCCCACAATGCCTTTTTATCTACTTTATCGACTGCTTTAATTTTTTTTGTTTTATTACTTGAGGGTATTGGTGTTGTTATGCATGATGGGTCTCCTGTTAAATCGGGTTTAATGCTATTATTTAATCGCCTTGTCATAAAAGTTTTATATATTAGTATTTTTATATCAGAATTTTATTTCAATTTTTAAATTTATTATAAATAATAATATATTTATTATTTATATTTTATTTTATATTGATACATATATTATGGGCAATAATACGTCAACAAATAGTAATAACTCAAAATTAGCAGATAAAATAGATAAAATTGCAAGTGATTATATATTATCGCAAAGTATTGATGATATGAATAAATTATCAGAAAAAGATCATTGTGATAAAATGGTTATTTTAACGTCTAAAATTATAAATAATAATTTAACTTCTTTAGAACAGACAGATGTAGTTAATAGAATAAATTCAAATAATAATGATATTAAGAAAGATAATCAAGTGAATCAAGTGAATCAAGTGAATCAAATGAATCAAAATAATCACGATAATCAAGTGAATCAAGATAATCAAGTGAATCAAGTGAATCAAGTGAATCAAGTGAATCAAGATAATCAAGATAATCAAGATAAATTGATACATGAAAACCCTCAATATGGCGGTGATGATTTAAAAATAACAAATACAAAAAATAATAAAGAAGATAATTGTTTAAAAATATCAAAATTTTATGTTAAAATTGCACATCTATATGCGGCAATAATGAAAACAATAAACCCGGTTATTACTGTAGTCGATAAAGATGGCATTAAAAAAAAATATGATTTAATGAATAAACAAGATATGCCAACTAATGCTCAACTACTTACTATCGAACATAATAATTTTTGTACAAAAAGATTAAACAGTTTATTACAACAAACCGATTACATTACAAATGGCGATGATGAAAAAAAACTCATAATAGACCCAAAGGATAGAATTTGTAATATGAATTATAATAAAAATACTAAAAGTACAGGTAAATTATATGATTTAAATAATGTAGAAAACCCCTTAAGTGGCGGTTATGATAGTTTTAATAACAATTATCAATTTAATGACGATAATAGATTTAATGGCGATAATAGATTTAATGGCGATAATATACCAAGAAATAATAATCAATATAATGAGGTAGATGATAGTAAACTACCAATAAATACACCACTTGAGTTAAAAGAAGAAAATAATAATAATTTAGTTGAAGTAGATAAACCAACTATATCTAACCCTAACGAAGAAGTCGAAAGTGATTTAAATGAATATACAGCAGAAATAGGAATACCTGAATTAATAAAATTATATTATGATGTATATGATGTTAATACCGGCGAATTTAATTCTATGAGTGATGATATGCGTAAAAAATATGAAAAAGATGTTAATACATTTTATAAATCAATTAACGGGGAAAATATACCAGTAAATAAACAAAAAGATATATCTGGTTTTGAAAATATTGACTTATTTCCATTTCATGAAAAGGATCAATGCGATGAAAAAAAAGATGGAATATTTACTAAAAAATATGAAGTTTCTATAAATGATGACTTGGTAAAAGAATATACATTACATATAGATAAAATGAAGCAACTCATGAAAAAAAACCAAGATGAATTATTACAAATATTAAATGAAATTTTTAAATTTAAAAAACCATCTAATTCTCATAATAAAAAAATAAATGAAAATAATAAATATAATGAAAATAATAAAATAGAAGAACCAGTTATTCAACAACAACAACCAAATGAACCACCACCAATTATGCAACAACAACAACCAATTGAACCACCGCCAGTTATGCAGCAACAACCGCCAATTATGCAACAACAACAACCAATTGAACCACCGCCAATTATGCAACAACAACAACAAC